TCAATGTCTCCGCCGCCAGCATTTCTTACAGCGTCTGCTGTAAATACAAATTCGTTTTTACTTAATCTCGCGGGAACGTCATCCGCTTTTTCTTTTTTACCTAAAGGTACAAAGCCTCCGTCGTTTCTATAATCTTTTTCCATACCACCTAGATCCATGATCCCACCTGCGGCAGCCATTTGTCTTGGAGCCGCTTGAAGATGTTCCTGAGCCATGGGTCCTTGATTTTGAGCTTGTTTTAATACAGTCATTTTAAATTGTTGATAGGACATTGTTCCACCTTGATTACGATACTTTTGATATTGCATTTTTAACATTTGTTCTGCCTGAGCTTCTGCGACTCCGCCACCGTTTGCGAATTTTGCTAAGCCTCCGTCGGCTGCATAAAATCCTGATTGAACATATTCCTTAGGAACCATAAAAGGTGAGCCTACATAATCAGGTGTGGCTCCTCTATAGTAATTCCTTGCCTCATTTCTTAGGTTAGCAATACTCGCTGGAGCAGTTTCCCAGCCTTCTTCTATAATTTCTTCGTCGTCATCCCCTCCTAAAAAAGGAGCGGTAAGACCTGCTCCGCCTAAACCTAACAGTGCTAGTTTACCTAGAGATACGCCCCCATAAGTATCATCTTTTTTCTTTTTTCTAAAAAGTTGAGCTAAGATACCTTCCTTATTTCCAAAGGCTTGGGCAAGTTTACCACCCCAGCCTGTGCCGAATCCACCTGGCAGCATTCCTTTATGGGCACCCCATCCTAAACCACCTAATAGGGCAGCTTTTCCTAATGGGCTCTTAAATACCTTCTTAATAGGCTTTGTGAATTTCTTAACAAAGCGGCCTAATCCATACTGTTGTCTCTTTGATTTTGTCATAATTTTGCCTAAATTTTGAACCTACTTTGTTTCGCCGAACAAATCAAGACTTGGCATCAGGACATGGACGTCTCTTCGGATGTCTTTTTCGTCAATTCCCTTGGCTTTCCATTCTTCTTCGGTCTTATAAATCTCTCCTGTTTGCTTATGTTTTATGGTTGTTGTAACCTTAGTTGGTTTAAGAACCTTCATTATATTGTAACCTCCTTTTTAATATTTAAATAACTAACCGTAACCACTACTCCATCGCTAACGGTTCCGACCGTCTGATACTTCAATAAGGTATTACCTTCCACGACCATAGGGTTCGTTAAGATTTCTACGCTTGCTGCTGCGGCTAACGTTTGAGTGTGGATCACTTCAAAAGCATTGTTGGTAATTGTAATCGTGGGAGTATTCACAGCCGACTTGTTCGTCACATGCAAAGATTTTACAATAAGAGTTTCAGAGATAAGCGGACTTAATAGGACTACTGTTTCTGCAGTAGTACTCGTATCTCCATGAAATTTATACTGATTAATAATTGCCATTATTCAATAAAGAAAGATTGAGCATCTACCTCTTGTTTGAGTTCTTGTTGAAAAGAAGTGTTGAGTTTATTAAGAACGGTATCGAGATCTCTAACTAAGGATTGAAAAGTTACAAAATCATATTCCTTGCTTGCTCTTGTCAAGGCTTGAACAATCTTTGCCATTAAACAAGACTCGCTATACCTTGGCCGGGCCCCTCTTGTGCCGCAAACTGAATTTCTTCTTCAGCAGGCTCTTGTTCCATTGCCGCTTGATAAACCACTTCTAATTGTGGTCTACTTAATTCTTCTAAGGGTAATCTAAAAATTTCTAAAGCGATCGCTTCGAGTTGTTCTCGTGTTGGTTCTCCTTGAACTTCTTCAATATTTTCTTCCATCATTCCTGCTGGAGTCGCTTCTGCCATGTATTCATCTTCTACGAGTTCACCATCTTGATAACCGACTCGGCCACCTTCTGCCCAGTAAGCTCCTTGACCAAATCCTGGTCCAGCAACTTGTTCTCCTCTTGCTTCTCTAGCTGCTGTGGCTCCACGCCAACTTGGGCGGTCTCCTGTTGGTCCACCATATCTTGGTCCTTGATCAAGCACTGGATTAAATGTTCCGCCTCCGCCAGTAGTGACAGGACCTGTTGGTTCTGCTCCCCCTTTAGTAATAAAGTCAGGGGCTCCAGTAGTAGTAATTTTATCAGCTGCGCTTACGTCAGCTGCTCCACCGAAGTTAGCATAATGATTTAATCTTTTTGCAATCGCTGAGTTAGGTCCATATTTTGATACGTACGCGTTGTATAAATCTTTTAATGAATCGATCTCATCAGGATTTTCAAACCGTGATAAATAGTCTTTGTCTTTAAGTTTGCCTTCAAACAATGCTTTCCTTTCAGCTATATGTTTATTGTAATCTCCAAATTGTGAAACGACATTTGTTCCAAAAGCATCTTGGCCTCGGGATCTTAATAAACCTTGATCCGCTACGGCCTGAAGGTTTTGAACTTCTTGAGGAAAGAGTCCTGCTCTAGAAAACATTCCGCCAGGATAACCACCAAAACTTTCAGTAGCTCCTTTTCTTCTAGTGAGTGCATTTATAATTCCTACTGGACTTATGTTAGATAAATTAAATTGATTGTCTGGTTCTTCTTTTTTAGTAATATATTGAGACGCGGGCATACCATAGCCTGGTTCAACCCCTGAAGCCATTCTCATAATTCTGTCTTGATAAACTTGACGTGGATAAACAGGATTGCCCCCTGGATATTGAATATCTGTTACTGTTTCATCTACTTGGTTTGGAAACCAGTTTTGATTAGCATAACCCGCTAATCTTTGTACTCCGTAATCTATTGGTAGTACGGAATCTACTGATCCGAATCCACCAATCGCTGGTTGGTTATCAAAAGGCCATGCCATTATCTTCTCCCATCTGGTTGTATGTCCAGTCTAAAGGTTCCCAGTTTCCAGTTTTGGGAAACTGCGGTGTTCTCTACTTTTAACGCAACAGCTCTCGCTCTTGCGCGCGTATCGACTTTAGCAGTAGAACTCGTAATTGTAAAGGGTCCTAATGCCGAACTTGAAGCAGCATCGTTGGGATAATCTCTCAGTAGTAAAGTAATCCGAGTATCTCCAGTCTGAGTAATGAAATCCGGTAAGAATCTTCTAATCTTCATCAGGTATTCTCCATCTCCCCGCAGGTCAGGCGCTCCTAAAAGCTGGCCTTGTGCGGCTCTTTTTTGAGTAATATCAAAGTCTCCTGAAAGAATGTTAGAAGTGATCGCCGTTACTACTCCTCCGGCGTCTACTTGATCGGTCCCTGTTTCCTGTTGATAGTAGATAGTAATTCCATCTGTATTTCCTACAACGTCAAATGATTCATCGTCGGTATTATCATAATAACAAGCATGAGGTTTATCGTAGATGGAAGAATCTTCCCAAGCCGTTCTGGCTAGAGACCCTGTATACCATATAGGTTTTTTAAGCATCACTGATTCTAAATAATTATAAGTGACTACTCGATCTATAACATTCGATCCATTGGTACAATAGTACCAGCTGACTTCTCCAAATAGATTATTGAGACCTGCATTAATCAGGTTTCGGGAAACAGTATTGATATCTTCAAAAACATAATCTTCAACTAGACACGGCATCGATTGAAGTTGACCTGAATAACTAAAGAAACCATTTTCTGACATCCAGAACGCGGTTCCATCCACTTCCATGCAGGCGTTTTTACCCAGCAGTCCGCAGTTGGTTCCGACTTGGTCAAAAGAAAAGGTAAAAGGTTGGCCGACATAACGCATCAAAAAGATAGCTGAGTCACTCCAAATATATATAGTATCCCGACCTCGAATCGCTCCCATAATTTTAGAACCATTCGCCAGTCGTTGAGTCCCTGCCGTATTGGTTGCGGTAGGAGTATAATCATTTAAAGATTCCTGATCAGAGAATCGAACAAACATATCATCCTGAGTAGATACATCACCAATGGTTGTCTCCGTTCCTAAGAAAATTAAGTGACGATCAACCGGTGATACAATCATGTGTCTGGAAGCTGTAGGTGCTCCTGCGATAACGGTTGCTCTAACCGCAGTTGGATTCGCCGCTCCTGAATCCCATTCAAAACATTTACTATTATAAATAAGGGCAATAAGTTTAGTTCCATAATTATCGAGAACCCACATACCGGGTTCAAGAGTTACTTCCTCCGTAGACGACTCACCCCAGCCTACATAATCTGTAATATTAGTAACCGTTACTCCTGAGTTATGTAGAGCTAACGTGGTTCCATTGTCCGCTCTTGGACCACCAGTTAAAGTTCCTGTGGCTGTATCATTTGCGGTAAAACCAATATCCTCAGTTCCTATTCGGATGGTTCCGGAAGTAGGAAAAGCTAACGAAGAAGTTAAGACTACAGTTGTGACTGCAGCATCGGCCGCAATCGTCGTTGCTAAAGTTGTTGTTGCTGGACCGGAAGAGGTTCCAGAATATTGACCTGTACCCCAACCAAAGCCCCCAAGTTCCTGAGCGGGTCCGACCGTATAATAAGTTTGAGCTCTACAGCTTCCTACATTGTTCGTGGTCGCTGATGCATTATTACCCATCGTAACCGTAATACTCGTTGCGGAAGGAATAGATGTTGCCATAAATTTTTTATCTTCAAAATCTGAATCACTGTAGCCTGAACCCGGAGGTGCGGTAACATTATCTAATAAAACAATGTCATCTTCTGACATTCCATGAGGGCTTGGAAAAGTTATCGTAACAGCAGTATCACTTATCTTGGTAGAAAAATCACAGCCTGTAATCGTATTGTTAATAGGATGAATGTCGTAATATTGTCCCCCTGAATAGACATATAAAATTCTGTTGGTACCGATCGCAGCATACTTAACGCCTGCGTTATCATCAAAATGGTGAAGGGCTCTTGCAGCTCCTGTTAAATTATCGCCGCCTAATTGGTCCCACCCTCCTATTTTTTCAGGAGTACCATATCTAAATCGTACATTATCACCACCGGTCCACTGAGCCTCAGCTCCCGTAGCAGTAACTTGTTTATTGAATCCTGGTAAAAAGTTTACTTTTTGTAGCATAGTTGCCTTCTTTATGCCTTATATACTACAAGATGGAGTACCAATCAACCAAACCTTAGTCCCATAAAATATGGGACGGTAGTAAAAATTTGGCCGAAAAATTTTACTGTAATTTGTTTATTAAAAATGATAATGTTCCGTCTTGAAAGATTAAATGCAATTAAAACATAACTACTGGTTCTTCTCTAAAGCCCTGAGTAAAGAGAGCTGTGATAAAATTATTTCAACCGGCAATGCTAGAGCTAAGGAAAAAGGTAAAATTTTTGGTGAGACTCCAAAAAAAGGAGGCCAGCTCTCTGCTGGTGTAAGAGACTGTATTATTGCATGGCTAGAGGACCCGTGGATTTATGATCTTCTTAATCCCTTCATAGCTACAGCCAACACCAATGCAGGATGGAATTTCCAATATGATTGGAATGAAAGTTGTCAGTTTACCGAATACAATAAAAATCACTTTTATGGTTGGCACAATGACCAAATGCAGCATGGATCCAAGAAGGCGGAAAATTTACGAGGTAAAATGAGAAAATTATCTTTAACCCTACAACTAAGCGATCCTTCCGAATATGAAGGCGGCGATTTTCAATTCAAATGGATTGGGGACCATGGTATAAAAGTAGAGACTCCTAAAAGTAAAGAGCTGGGAACCATTATTGTTTTTCCATCTTTCTTATGGCATCAAGTTACCCCCGTTACTAAAGGACATAGGAAAGCGCTAGTCAATTGGACAATTGGGAAACCCTTTATTTAATGAAAAATTTTACAACAGAAAAGAATTTTTTACCCCTTGAGTTAATTAAAGCTATTAATGCTTTTGTTTCACATAATGCCCGTGTAGCCCATTGGTATAGCAATTTATCTTGGCAGGAAGACACTGTTCAACAGGGAAATGGAATTTCTACTTTACGTATACCAGGACACTTTGAAGAAAAGTTAAAACAACTTTATACAGATTTTAACCCTGAACTTAAAGGCAAGAAACTTCTGGCAGAATACTGCGTTGGCCCCGGAGGCAGTTATGTTCCTTGGCACTATGATGACAACTATGGAATAAAAAAAATAGGAAGCACTATATTTTTGAACAAAAAGTGGGATAGAAATGAGGGAGGCCTCTATTTGTATGAAAAAAATAACAACATATATGGGGAAGTACCTGAATTTAATAAAATGATTTTAAATGACCACACCCTTTATCATGCTCTTTCAATGGTAGCGACTAAAGCTGTACAACCTAGTACAGTTCTACAAGTTTGGATGTGGGAAGCTAAGACGGAGGGGCAGACAAGACGTGAGGAGCGAAGGATAAAAGAGGAAAGAAATAAATGATAGTTTGTGGAATTCAAATGCATCATGAACCTTCATTATGCCTAATAAAGGAGGGGGAAGTTATTTGGTATCAGGAAGAAAGAAAACTTTCTAAAAGAAAAGACATTACCGGCATCCCCTTTAAATGTATCGATCTCCTTTTTTCACGGGAGTCTGAGAGAACCAATGTCACAACGCAAGAGGACATGTTTATAACACGACCTTCCTCCCCCATCTTGGGCACAGTAGATGAATTTATTTTGACGGGATATAATGTTGTTGGAGTTCACCAAGTAGAAAATTATTTATATCATAAAAATATTTTACCCTACGGCAAAAAGGTCCATGAATTTTATGCACCCCATCACTTAGCACATGCATATAAATCCT